ACTTTTGTTGTATGAGTTCGAATCTCGTGAGGGTAACAATTCGATAGATAGTATAATGACAGTGCGACATCCATTGGGGGTGTAGGTCCAGGTTTAACTCCTGGTCTATCGACAAATAATTTGTGAAATAAATGGGTTCATTGAGCAACTGGTCGCTCAGCAGACTGTAAATTTGTGGCCGAAAGGCGTTGGGGGTTCGAATCCCTCTGGACCCACAATATCCGAGAGTATCCGTAGTTGGCGAACGGTCCTGGCTTTTAACCAGACGAGTTAATGACTCCACCGTGGGTTCGAGTCCCACCTCTCGGACAATACGCCTTCTAAGCTTTAAGGTGAAGCACCTATCTTTTAAATAGGGGAAATCGGTTCAATACCGTTAGGGGGTACAAATGCTGGTATAGTATAACGGCTATTACGCTACCTTGGTATGGTAGAAATTCCAATTCGATTTTGGATATCAGCTCAATATTAAATGGGTTCATTGAGCAACTGGTCGCTCAGCAGATTGTAAATCTGTGGTCGAAAGACATTGGGGGTTCGAATCCCTCTGGGCCCACTTTAGACACGTTTTTGTACTTTTAACGTTTTTCTGCATATTTATTGTAAAAGATAGATATGGCAAGAAAAGAAAAAAAGTATCACTTCATATATAAAACCACAAACGTATTAAGTGGTAAATATTATATAGGGATGCATAGTACAGATAACTTAGATGATGGTTATTTAGGTAGTGGAAATAGAATTAAATTAGCTATTAGAAAACATGGAAAAGATAATTTCATTAGTGAAATACTTGAGTATTGTGAAACTAGAGAAATTTTAAAATCTAGAGAAGAAGAAATAGTTAATCTTAACGAGATTGCAAAGGTTGACTGTATGAATCTAAGAGTAGGTGGTCAAGGTGGTTTTAGGGATGAAGAACATCAGAAAAAATGTTCTGAAGCTGGTAATATATTTTGGAAAAGTGATGAAGGTAGGAAAATTAAAAGTGAAATAACTAAAAATTTGCATAAAGACCCAAAATATAAAGAAAAAGTTAAAAAAGCTTTAAAAGGTAGATTAGCAACATTTAAAGGTAAATTACATAGTGAGGAAACTAAAAAGAAGATGAGGAAGTCTAAAAATGTTGGGTCAAATAATTCTCAATTCGGTAAGTGTTGGATTACCAATGAAGTTGAAAGTAAGAAAATAAATAAAGGCGATTTAATTCCAGAAGGCTGGAGATTGGGTCGAAAAATGAAAAAGGAGTGAAGACTGTTACTAATTCATAGACTCCTTTGGACGAGCGTAGAATTAGAAATGCGAGAATAGCTCAGAGGCAGAGCGTCTGGTTACCAATCAGAAGGTCGGGATTTCGAAATTCCTTTCTCGCTCAGAGTAGTTAAGAAGTATTAAATCTTTCACGTATGTTACTGAGGTAAAGACATACAAATGCACACAAAGCTCATGTGGAAGTAGTCCCGCACTTGTAATGCGGAGGTTGTCGGTTCGAACCCGTCTGTGTGCTCCAAGGAGAAACCCACTCCTTCAAATGGTGACAATAGGAAAGACTATAAATTGCGAGAATAGCTCAATGGTAGAGCGTCTGGCCAATCAGAAGGTTGTGGGTTCGAGTCCCATTTCTCGCTCAATAATTTGTAATTATGATAATTAATTTGTATATTTGTAATTAAAACATAAAGATATGAATAATTACAGTAAAATGAGTTTAGATGATTTATTAGAAGCTTTTGAGTTAAATGATATTTCAACATTTAATAAAACACAATTAAAAAAAATAAAATCAGAGAAGTTAAAGGATATTAACTTCTCTGATAGTAGTATGTTACATTTACCTTTAAAAGGGTGTGAAAGAGGTTTTTTTATCCAGGAATACAGAAAATCTTGTGAAGTATATGAAAAAATTAAAAAAGAGTTAGAATTTAGAAATAAATAATTTTATTAATTCAATATGATAAAGTAGGTTAAGTTTCTTTATGGCTCTACAAGGTGGTACCACCTACATAAAGACCAATGCATGATGTAGCTTAATGATAAAGCGTCTACCTTCCAAGTAGAAGACGGAGTTTGATTCTCACATTGTGCTCTATAACAAGGGGTGTTTAAAATGTTGGAAAAACTTATTCTGTAAAGAATAATTGCAGCAAACATAAAAAAAACAATCTGTAAAATTGACAAACGAGTGGTTCGATTCCCTCACACCCCACACAAGCCATAACGAAAGTTATGGTTTTTTTTGTTTATATGAAATATTTTTAATATCTTTGTGTAGAACAATAAAAATTAATAATAAGATATGGCAGTTGGAGATAAGTTTACAATGGTAAAGGATTACGAGAATAAAAATATAACCAACCTTGTTGAGTTATATAAGAAGAATAAATATTTTACCAGGGTGGTCTTTATGAATAATGTTCCAGAAGATTATCATAAATACTACATTAAATTATTTGAGAAAGATAATGGTGATTTTAATATTATACTTCTAGTTAAGAAATACGGTATTAGTAAGGTTAATAAAATGTATTCATCTGAAAAACGTGTATGTAATGTAATTTATAAGGGTGGTAAATTTTATTTTGCTCATGGTAAAACGGTTAGATTATTAACTATTGATGCTTTAAATACAACAGTACGTTATGACTATAGAGATGACATTTTAAAATGCTTAACAGAAAAGTTTAGTTGGGTTAGAACACTATGGGAAATATGTAATGATGGTAATATGGGTGATTTACGTAAACTTTCTTTTAATACTATAATTAAAAATAAATTATATTCTGGAACTAAGATGAAAAAATTTATTTATAAATTACCGAATAACGTTATAAAAAAGTTATCGACTAAACATAACTATAGTTATACTTATATTCATCATTATTCATCATATTATAAGAATATTGAAAATTTTCATTATATAAGTGATGGGGAGTATAATTTATTTTATGATACGTTAAAGATGGCCAAGACTTTAGGTAAGGTTGTAAATTGTTCTTGGTCTATAAAAAGATTACGTAATGAGCATGATAATTATGCTAAAGAAATCACCAATATAGTTTTTTCATATGATAACCGAGAACTTAAAAATCTTGAGATTTATTTAAAATTTGCTGAGGTATTTAATTATGAAATTATTAAAACCACAAAACGATTAGCATTAGAAGGTATGCAAAAAGCTCATTGTGTTGCTTCATATATTGAAAATATTAATAGTGGGAATAGTGGAATACTTAGTATTGGTGATTATACATTAGAAGTTGGTATTAATAGTTATAAAGGGGTAAAATTAGTCTTAAGACAATTTAAAGGGTTTAATAATTCTAGTGTACCAGAAAACATATATAATGATGTTAGAAATAATATTGAATCATTCAACGCTGAATATACGGAGTTTATAACGGATGCTTATAATAATAGGTCAAAGGAAGTTGAAGAATTACCTTTCTAAAAGATTGTTTTTTTATAAAAAAAATAGTATATTTGTTAAAAATAATAATATATGAAAAAAGAAGAATTCCTTAAAGAGTACATAAATACACCATCACCTAGTGGGTATGAAATGAAGTTAGGTGGTCAACAAGTATGGGTTGATTACGTAAGTAAATTTGCATATGATGTAGAAATAAGTACATATGGTAATGCTTATGCACATTACCAAGAATATGATGAAAAATTACCAACAATAGTATTAGATGCACATTGTGATGAAATCGGATTCTTTGTTTTTGACATAACACCTTCAGGGTTTATTAAAGTTGGAACATTAGGTGGTTCAGATATTACAATAACCCCTAGTTCAAGGGTGAATATATGGGTAGATAAGGATGAACCAGTTGTTGGTGTATTCGGTCATCCAGCGATACACGTACATAAGAGAAAGTTTGAATCAAAAAAAGAAGATTGTTTTATTGATGTTGGAGCTTCAACTAAAGAAGAGGTTTTAGCGATGGGTATAACGGTAGGTAAGCCAATTACTATGGTTGATGGGTTTATGAAATTAGGACCTTATTATTGTGGTAGAGCTTTAGATGACAAGATAGGTGGTTATATAACATCACAAGTCTTAAGGAAATTAGAAAAGAATAATATAAAGTTAAATGTTAATTTAATTATAGTAAATTCAGTACAAGAGGAAGTTGGACTACATGGGGCTCAAATGGCTTCTAGTGATATAAAGCCAGATATAGCAATTGCTATTGATGTATGTCATGATACAACGAGTCCAGCATACAATCCAAATTTACAAGGTAGTATAACTGCTGGTGATGGTGCTGTAATTATGAGTGCTCCGTCAATACATAATGATATGTATGAATTGTTAGTTGAAACTGCTATTAGTAATGATATAAAGTATCAATTAACTGCTAGTGGTGGTCATTCTGGTACCAATGCAGATTCTTATGCTTTCCCAAATGGAGCCGCTACAGGACTTTTAAAGTTAGGTATGAGGTATATGCATACAACTGTTGAAACAGTACATAAGGATGATGTAAATGCTTGTATTAAATTACTATATAACTTACTTTTAAGTCATGTTGGGTAAATATAAATTAACAATCCATAGAACCCAAAGGGGTGAATTATTAAGTGAAGAAACTTTAATAATTGAATCCTTTTTAAAACCAAAAGTTGGGGAGGGTAAAGTCATGTTTCTGGTGGACCCACCTATATATGAAACGGTTGTAAAAGTTGAAGAATTACATGGAAGATAAATTAAAAGAATCTATTTTAATATTAGAGGAACATAATAAATGGAGAAGAAATGATGAGATTCCTAATAGTATACCAATGGCTAACCCTAAAGAATTAGGGTTAGCCATTGATTATGTTGTTAATTACTTTAACAAAGTTTATGATTGTCCAATATGTGGTTCTGGTATGTCTACTGAAATAGTTAAACATCACCATTGTAAATCTTGTGATGAGCATTTTACTAGTATATAGTTGTGTAAAAGTTTGGTAGATTGAAATATTATTCGTATATTTGTAATCAACAACAATAATTAAAATAAAGATAGTATGAATATTTGCGATTATATTAGGGAGAATGATTTACCATTTAAGATGGTTGATGGAAAGATGCATCAAAATGGATTTTTATATTTAGATAATAAAAATATCACATCTTTAGATGGATTCGTACAAAATGGGCCTTTATCTTTAAGTAAAAACCAAATCACATCCTTAGATGGATTCGTACAAATGGATACTTTATCTTTAAGTGGTAATTTGATTACATCCTTAGATGGTTTCGTACAAAATGGGCCTTTATCTTTAGGTAACAATCAAATTACATCATTAGATGGATTCGTACAGAATGGTGATTTAGATTTAAGTGGTAATTTGATTACATCCTTAGATGGCTTTGTACAGAATGGTGGTTTATGTTTAAGTGGTAATCAAATTACATCCTTAGATGGCTTTGCACAGAATGGTATTTTATCTTTAAGTGACAATTTGATTACATCCTTAGATGGTTTCGTGCAGAATGGTTTCCTAAATTTAGGAAACAATCAAATCACATCCTTAGATGGTTTCGTGCAGAATGGTACTTTAACTTTAAGGGGTAATCAAATCACATCCTTAGATGGTTTCGTGCAGAATGGTATTTTAGGTTTAGGTATTTGGCACTTTGAAAAAATGGAAAATGGTAGTTTAAACATAGGTTGTGAAAATAAATCTATTGAGGAATGGGATAAATTTTTCGATAATGGTGATGAGATACAATTAAAGAATGATTCTGAACTATACTTGGAAATT